AGTTGCAAGCACCCCGATTGGGCTTGGTTTGCAAAAAGATTCCTTAGGCACTTACGCAAGCTGGCCTACCTAGGCCGCCCCCCTCAGGTCGTTGTACGCCTTCACGATCGGCTCGGCCTCCGCTAGGAATTGCTCCTTCAGCGCCTTATCCTGGGCAATAAATTTTGCGCCTCTCGACGCAAGCCACTGCCTTGCTTTCATAATAGGGAACAGGAAGTGCTTGGGTTCGCTTGGTTCGCTCATGGTGATGGGGTCAGGCAATATGCCGATGCGCAGATAAGTCTGACGCATAAGGCTTGGATCTGCATCGCCACTGCTCAGTCGCTTCTGCGTGGCTGCGACTTTCTCATATCGCTTGCCCACCTCTTCAGTAATCCCTGCCTCCTCACATATCGCCTGCACGTCCTTACCTTCAGTGCGTGCAACCGCGATGATCTCGCCAGCGTCAGATGCTAGTGAGATCGTCCTGCCTACCAGCTCAATCGCCTTGTCCCGCGTTTCGTTTAGTTTGTTTATTACAGATAGTAGTTTCATTTCTTAATGCCTTTCTTTAGTGCGGCCATGTTGAATTTTGGCGCTTCACGTCGCCGCTTTGCGTGAACACGGTATGCCCGTTTGCGGTAGGATTCGCGGGCCTTCTCGCTCTTCTGCGATCGTGCTCGGATACCCAAACGATCATAGACTTCTGTGACTTTCTTACTGATCGCCTGCTTAGTAATGCCGTACCGCTTGGCCACGGCCGTCATAGATTCAGGCGAACGGTTAAGAGATATGTTCAAGACCGCATGCCCAAGCGTGTCCGTTCGGTTAGCCATAGCCGGGTGATCGGCAGACTTATCCATTAGGTGCTCTATCACTTTCGTGATAGTCGCAACGGTTGAGGTGGTGACCGTAATTTTAAGGTCATCGCATGACTCGAAGACCAAGTCTTGCAAACTATCGATCATGCTTGCTGGATGCGGAATAACCGCTGGGATTCGCTCGATTGCTTCCTGATCTATCATATTAGATTAACCTCGCTAGTGCAGTCGTTAGTGCAGTAATGGAAATGGTGTAATGCATTAGTGCAATAATAGGCCCTAAAGGGCCTTTATTACTGCACCTACATGCTCCGCAATACTGCACTAGTGCAATAAGGGTTACTGCACTAACGTTAAAAGGGCTCATTTGTCACCTTTTTGCTGAATAAACCAGCCTCAGTTTCTTCGATCAAACCGTCCTCTTTGGCCTGCTTCACACGGGCCTTCGCTTGCCGTTCCTGCAACCCGGTGGCCTGTTGTACGAATGCGACCACTTGGCTGTATTTAGCCCCTTCGGGTAACTTGCCCCAATCGATCGACATAGCCTTTCTGCCTACCGACTTTTCAGGCGCTCCTACTTCAATCCACGCCATGCCTCTGTCGGCATGCTTTAAGTGGACTAAGGGCTGCGTCTTGCTGGCAATAAAATCGCTCGCAGTGACGCCAGGACGCAAGCCAGACCGCTTTCCGCGCTTGGTTACTTCAAGCTTATAGGTGTACGTTCCTTGCTCATCCTGACCGCAAGGCGACAGCATTAAAACGGCTCTTGCCCAATTCGTCAGCTCGCTTGAACCAAATCCGCTGTACGCCTTGTCGTGCCCTTGGTAACCGCTGCCGTCCCGTGTTGGCTTTGGGGTATGATGCATCAACATCCACGCCCATCCTCCTGATAACGCAAGCGGGTTAAGCAAATTACGCAAAAAGCCACCGGCCGTCTCTTGGCTGGATAAGTCGCCACCGATAAACGCCAGCAACGGATCTACCCAGGCTAAATCAGGCTTATGCTTATCACCCAAGCGACGCATCCTATCGACAAACCTTTCACCCGTGGACGTGCAGTCACGAACGATCACAATGTTCTGCTTCACCCGCTCCAACTCCTCAGCAGTCAAATCCAGCGCCTTTAAAATGCCTTGCAACGCTTCCGCCACGTCGCCCTCGTCGTTCTCTGCTTGGACTATCAGCGACTTCAACGGTTTGCCGTGTGGACTAATGCCAAACAGATCACGGCCGGCCGCCCAAGTAATTGCGGCCTGTAAGCACAGCACGCTCTTGCCAAGGCCACTGCTCCCCACCCACAACGCCGATCCGCCACGGCAAATCCACCGCTTGCCGAGCAGTTGCGTGATATCCGCATCCTCTTTGAAATTTACTAACTGCTCCCAGCTATACGGCTCAGGAATATCCCCGTAGATCGTGCGCTCCATCCACTCCATGTAAGTCAGCGTCGGTGCGCCACATTCGACTAACTCCTGCTGCAAGCCTGTGGCCGTCCTCATCGCACCGGGCAACCGCGACAACCGTCCTGCGTCCTTGTTCGCTGGATCGGGCTTACTGTGCTCTAGGTGTTTGTAGATAAAATCCACACGTTCAGCGAACTCCTTGGCATTGGCTGCCCGAATCTCCACCCAGGCGTGCAGGCTTCGTGATCCGCTCTTTATGATGGACGACGTAGGAAGGCCACTGCGTTTAATGATCGCCCACTGTTCAGCCATCGTGCTTTCATCGAACTCGATCAGGCAGTGGCGATATTTGACGATCGATTCGGCTTTCCGATTCTTTCCGTTGTTCGCGTTAATCGACACATAGACGCCTACTGCATCGCCTTGCCACTCCTTCAGTCCGTCGCCCTTAAACAGCTCTAGCCATTCCTCTCGGCTTCTCGTCTCGCCTGCACCGTCCGGTCGCTCTCGGCCGTCCTTATCCTTAATCGATCTACAGATATTAATATAATCGCCTACGTCGAAACAGGTAGTGAGGAACTTATCGACTGGCCCACTCTCCACGCTGATCGGCATAGGCGGTACTGGCAGATCCTCACGAACGATCGCCCCGTTCTGATAGGCATACTTCGCCTTTGGCTTCCACGCCTCCCTGGCTGGTTTGCTAAACGCGGATCTAACCGCACTGACGGCCTCGTTCTGCGATAGCCCCACCTTAAACGCCCACTCCTCTGCGTTGGTCGTTGCGTCGAACTCCGTCAGCCCTTGGTCACGCCACTGGCAGGCCAGCTTAAATAGCTGCGTGTTGCGCTCGCCTTCAGCGGCTCCGTTGCGATGGATGGCTTCGATTGCGGGTGGCAGGGGTGCGATCATTTTTTAGCAAACGCCCCCAGCGCCTTGACGATCACGTACTCAATCACTGCCTCTTGATCTTTCTTTAATTGTTTCATCCCAAATGCGTGCAACGCCTTGGCCGTCTTACCGTCATAGGTTACGTCGACTAAAACTTGCTTCGGCGCAGGCCGTGCTTTGCCAAAAGTAATTTTGCCCAGATCCTTCATTTGTTCTCCTTTGATTTCTTCGCCTCAACGGCTTTCGCCTTAAATCCCTCGGCCTGCTTCAGCATTTCCGTGGCCATAAGAACGGCCAGATCCAGCCGGGTGCGTACTGCATCGTACTGCTTCTTCAGCAAATTCTTTTTCGCACGTTCGAGCACGGCGAGATGCCAGGTGAGGCGCTTTACCGACATAAACCATCCATGAGAGATTTAATGTTAAATTTAGGGGCTTCTCTTTTTCTTTTTTTGTGAATACGCATTGCGCGTTTAGCGTAAATCTCACGAACCTTGTCGCTTCTTTGAAAGTCAAGGCGTACATCAAATTCTTCAGCTAAAGAAATCAGCCTTTTTGAGATCGCCTGTTTTGTAATTCCCCGCTCTTTAGCGGTTAGGTTTAATGTAGTGGCAGGTTTGTATTTTTGTGTTTTAGAAAAAACAAGCAGCCTGACTACAGATGGTGGAAGAACTATGTCTCTCACCACTGCCCCATTCCCCACCTGTGGCGATTGGCACGGGCCTCTTTCACACAGTCGGCGTACTGCTCCGGGGTGTAAGTACCGATGACGCGGGCGGAGAACATGGTGAGAAGATCGGCTAGGCTCATAGCACAGCCTTTGGCAGCGGCCCCGCCAGTCTGTATTGGTACTTGTTGCGATCGTATTCGAGCGGATAACCAAAGAAGTCACGCAGCAGATCGATGTCCCGCTGGATGGTCTTGTAGCTACATTCGAGTTTCACGCCCAACCTGGCACAGCTCGGCAGCGTCATATCCCGGCGCAGCATGCCGGCGATCACGCCCAGACGGCGAAACGTCGGCCGAGTATCGCCAAGGCCCGCAGCGCGATTGCGCTTAGATGCAAACGTGGCGGCCTTTGTGCTCACTTCATCACCTCGACCATCGCCACCTTTGGCAGGCGCATCGCCTTAAACTGCTTTTCACTGGCAGCAAACACGTCCACCACGGGCAACTTTCCACCGCTTGCCTTTTTGCTTTTAACGGCAGTGCCGGTATCCACGGCCACCCACTCCCGCTTTCCGCCCATCACGCGGATCTTGCTCCACAGCGGAATGATGTCTGGATCGACGGCGCAGTGACGGCCAGCCCGCAACCTAGTGCCCGTGCTGGATTGATAGCGACTGCTCCACTCATCCTCACCTGGCCAGTAGCCAGTAATGCGAACTTTAATTTTTTTTACGTCGATCTTTTTGGCAATCGGGCGCAAGTCGATGAGAGCGTTACTCAGCTTTGTCGTTGTAAAGCCAAGCAAAGCAAGGATTGAAAGCAGTGTCCTCATAGCCCTGGCCTCATTCGATCGATCAGATCGTTTTCGCGTCCTTCGTCAGCCGCCAGCGCAGCCTTTGCTTCCGCCAGCTCACGGGCCAGCGATCGCACGCGGTTCATTAACTGCTCGTGGGTGGATTGTTCGGGTAGGATTTCAATCACAGCGCACCTCACGCGGGTCGTACTTTTTTAACCAGCGCCACACCTTGCAGATCGACGTGAACGCCTCGAACGCAAAGCAGACCTGCTCTGCCGTGTATTTGACTTCTGCCAACTGCCCCGTCACTGGATCGATCAACACGTTGCGACAGGCCATGTGCTCGTCCGTGAAAGCGTACGCATAGGCGCTGAGCTGAAGCAGATCAGTCTCATAGCCTGCCGCCTTGCCGTTCTTAAATTTGCGTGTTTTAAAATCCACTACCTCGATCTCTCCGTTGATGTCGCAGATAAGATCCACTCTGCCTGCGTATCCTTCTGCTTCATTAACCATCACTGATTCACTGGCGTGGACTTTTGTGACGTCTTTGTGCCATTCCTTTAGCGACGCAAAGTGAGGCTCGTATCCTTTCACCAGCTCACCCGGCTC